ACCCCACACCCCGAACGCTGCGACATGCACCCGCCATGAGCAAACCCATCAGCCTGCTCTGTCAGGATGTACGACCCCTTCTTAACTCCCGGCTTATCCCCATCCAGCCGATAATACCGCATCACGCCATCTGCAACAACGTCTGCAACGTCCGCAGGATAGCAACCCACGTCGCGCATGTGGTCTAGGAACTGTTTATTCACTCGCCTGTATCTCCCATGCCTTAACCCCAACTTAAGCTTTATCAGTGATCTTAAAGCCCGCCTGCTTAATGTCATCTATCTCAGCAAGAGTCCAAATGTTTTTTGCATTCTTTCGCTCTACCTCGCCATCCGCCACAAGTGAACACAAAGCTGAAGATAGGCGAACAGAAGATATATCTCGCAGCGAATCCCGTATAGACTCAAATTTCATCCAACCATTGCTAAGCACACTAGATATTCTGTACTTGTCATTGTCAAACTTAGTCATCTTAACTTTTTGACTAAGATCAAAATCCCCAGATAACGTAAGGTCGCTATAAATTAGACGTAGTGGGTTACGATCTACAGTCATAACCATGTAAGGCAACCTACAATCTCGAAAAACCTGCCTAAGATCATCAGAATTTTCAAACTTAAACGACTCCTGAGACACTTGTGAAATCTTAGCTTTTGCCGACCGCAGCAAGCCAAACTCCTCTTTTCCGCCATCTGTAACGGCAGACGCCATCAAAAGTAACGCTCTAGCCCCGTGATGCCTAGCGTTAGAATCGTGCTCTTTAAGTCTCCTAAGTAGGTTAGTAGTCTTGCCAAACTTGGCTATTTTGTTATCAAAAACAATACAGTATACAAAGTCCACAAGCGCCCCCTAAGATGTTAAAGCCAAGTCATACACGAACTAAATAGCCTTGTCAACATCGTAACGCAACGGCGGATATCCAGTCCCCCATTATAGCAAAAATCACATAAATTTTACAGCGTGTAAAATATGTGCAGCATTCTATAGGGTACACTTACTTACTTACTGTTACATTTTGAGAGAAGAAGAAGAAGAAGGAGGTATAAGCCTTTGAAATATAAGTAAATTTAGTGTGTAACGAAATCCGCAACGCTGCGTTACGCTCTAACATTTCATTACGCATAAGTCATTGAATTTTATATGAAAATAGGCGTAACGCCATTTTGGGAAATCTGTTACACATAGCATCCAAAGTCTCTGGCGCACCAAATAACCCTTGCATCCCCCGCCGAATCATGCGATAACCATAGCAACAGGAACGCAGACACGGAGAAAACAAGATGGACCACAAGATTCACCTAGCACAAGGCGTAGATGGAACAACCGCTTGCTCATGCTCGGGAAGCCGTAATGGAAAAATTATCCGCAACTCTCGCACTAAGTATCAACACATGGTTGCTAAGTCAGTAACCCCTGAAGAATTTCGTGCAACGCCAGCCGCAGACCGTTGCGCACATTGCTGTGACAGGTTTACGCCGATGATGAATGCGCGCAGGAAAATTGCAGGAAAACCTCTTTACGCCAACGCAATGACAAAAGAACTTGCATAAGATAACAAGCTGCCCTTAAATGGGCAGCACCACGACAGAGGAGCCACTCCGTGACCCGCACCAGCACCCCGCTTCGAACTAGAAAAAACCTACAAGACGCGAGAACACGGCGAATATACCTGCATCCACGTCGCAGACAACGGAAAGGCTTGGCTTGTGTCTGGTGATTCGACTGCGTATGTTTGGGGTGCGGATGGGAAGTCAATCAGCTTGTCGCCTGAGTGGGATGTGGTTTGGGAGCCTGTAGTAACCACGCATAACCACGTTGTATTTGCGCACGGCGAATCTCGCAACACTCAATATAACGTTATTGACGGCAAGGTTGATTGGGATTCGTTTGAGGTGCTGAAATAATGCACTTAATCCTCAAACACCTAACCATCGCTATACTATTGATGGCGCGCTAGACGTGTAGGACTAGTGCGGGCCGATATTATATCAACAATGCGCTGGAATATGAAGAATCGTTGTGATACCGCCCCCCCCATAGTTAATTCTGGCGGGGCGTTTTAATATCGGAACATACTCCGGGTTATAGCGTGCAAGCCGTAGTAATGTTACGGATTTGCTACACTGCATCCCAACGGAACCCGCCGTCGAGATCAATAACCGCATCAAACATAGGGTCCAACTGGTCATCATGCTTACCGTTTGGAAACTGGGATGATTCAGCAATCAGCCCCGGAACCCAATCAGCAGATCGTGGCAAGTAAACATTGCCAACCTGCAACTGGGGTGCTGCATCCATAGCGCGGGTTTTTTTATCAATCAATCGCTTGATGCCAAGGATAGGAATACGCTCCCTAGCAAGCGTCTGGATTAGGCCTGTGCCGCTTACCTTATCCTCGACCATCATAGCCCTAAGTTGGCCGTGTATGGCCGCGTCAGCGGCTTTGTGCTTAGCCCAGAAACCCCGCGCAACTTCAATCAACTCAGGCGCTTCCCACTTGCCGCGCAACTGGTCGATCAGATACTTAGCCCCGGTTCCGTCATCCCCCCAGCATTGGAACACAGAATAGTCGTTATTCTCTTTTGTCTTTTGGGCGGTGTCAGCGTAAATCTTGCGCCATTTCAGCTTAGGCAGAATGTCCCAGTATTTATACCAAATGTCCTTTAGAATACCGCCGCCGATTGGGGCTGGAATCTGCATATACTGGCCTGCGAAAACATAAGCGTTAGCGGCCTCCATGCGCCGTAGGGTGTTGATCGCAAAGTTGCTGTTAGCCTCCCAGAAGCTAGAGCCATCATCCGCAATAGCCGGGATGCGCACGACAGTCCAAGGCTCACCGTTTCCGCCAGCCTCTAGGAATCCGGCTAAATCCTCCTCATGCAATCGCTGCATGATAACGATGATTGGTGTTTCATTGCTGTTCTTACGGTTCTCTAGCGTGTTCTGAAACCATGATAGGGTTGATTGGCGCATGGTGTCAGACGTTGCGTCCATAGGCTTGTGAGGGTCATCTACAATGATAGCCCCGCCAAACTCAGGGCGCATCTTGCCCGCGCCAAATCCAGTAATACCGCCGCCCGTGCCTACAGCCTTAACCGCACCGCCTTCGTCTGTCTTAAAGAAGTCCTTTGCGTTACTGTCACGCCGGAATGATATCGGGCCGAATATTTCCTCATAGGATTCGTGCTGCATAATGTTCCGGGTTTCAGATACGTTTGCAGTTGCGAGGTCCATTGAATAGCTGGCGTGAATAAACTCTGAGTCAGGCCAGTTGCCCATGCAGAATGAAATGAAGTTTTTCACCGCCAATTCAGTCTTACCTGATCGCGGCGGAATGTTGATAATCAAACGCCGCACTTGTCCAACAATCACACGTTCAAGCGCGGAACAAACCGTCTTATGGTGTTCCGCTGGCAGGAAGTCCATCCCGCGCCTTTGCTTAAACATGTATTCGGAATACGCTAACAGGTCTGTCCTATAAAGCGCAATAGCTTCAGGTGTCAGCGCCATGCTTGCGTTTCAATGCCTCCAATACAGCCTCAGATTCAGCGCCACGTGGAGACATTGAACCATCCGACGAAAGCAAATCCAACTGCTGCCCCGCCTTACCATAATACCGATCCATTGCATCCCGCGTAAGGTTCAACACTTGCGGGTGTTTAATCAGTTCTAGCCGCTGTTCATCCGTATAACCCTCAGTAACCCGCTCAATCGTATCCAGCCACCAAGTGTGGATAATCTCAGCCTTCTCAGCATTGCGGCGACGTTTAGCCCATGCCTCAGTGGTATTCCCGCGAGGGTTACCGGACTCCCCCTTAGCAAATGGGCGCAGGTTGGCTAGGCTTTTTTCGGATGGGTTACTCATAACAGCCTGTATTTCTCCACGTATCGCCAGTAAACGTGATCAGCGGCGATACCTATTTCCGTTGCGCCGTCATTATACACTACCTCAGCGAGTAGGCCAATGCAGGGGCAATTCCCGCCGTTGTGGGTGGTCCAATCAATCATACTTACTCTTAACCTCCAGTTGATCAAACCACCGTTCGCAATGCTCTAGGGCTGCTTCTGTGGCGAATGTGTCATGTGATCGGATAGCGTGACGTAATCGGTCTAGGTCGGATAGCATGGTTGCTGTGCGGGCGGCTGTTACGAATGGACGGCGTGGAGTTGGGATAACTGCGGCAGGCATCTCGGACCAGTCTACGGCTTCCTGCATATCGTATATCCCTTCACTGATTGCCCATCACAATACATAATCCCCCCGCGCAACTCTAACCGATCCGCCGACTTAACATGCTTAATTGTTTTAGCACACCATCCCTGATAGATCAGGATTGTGTGGCCGGATGCGATGGAGGCTATGCAGAAGGCGTGGATGTGGGTCATTGCTTAACCCAGCCGTGATTAACCCAGCCGCAGAACGTATTATATCCAGCGCAAGTCCAATCTCCATTTGGATATGTAACGTGGATACGATCATGGGAATCTTCATAAACGCAGTGTAGCTTCCGTCCTACGTTATCAATCCAGTAACCTGTAATCTCATGACGGCGCATCACCACAACTCCCTCTTGCTAACGACCCTAATCTGGCCTTCCACACGTATAAGCCTGCAATCCGATTCTGTCAAGCCCATTCTTTTGATGTAGTCGCGGGCTTGGGTTATGCTTTCTTCGGATTCTTCCGAGGCGTATAGGATGAATCCTGATGGTATCATGACGTTAGCACCTGAAACGCAAGCAGCGACCAGAATACAGGCCATCCAGCTTTACCGCCAGTTAGTAGGTGGGCTATGATGCTAATAATCATGGTTATCACGCCGCCACCCTAAGCTTAGCATACCCCTGCATGTTAGCCGCTTTAGGTGTTCCGCCAGTCGTCGGAGGTTCGGGCGGGTTATTACTACCAGTCGCCCAAATCATATGAGAGATACCAAAGTAGGGATGCGCCCACAATTCTTCACGGTCGCCAATGCTGGTTAGGCTGGGTTGCGCATGATGCCACGGGTCTTGCGGCTTAGGGCGTCGGTCGTTTAGGTTGATTACGTTATCCATTCACCCGC